CTTTAATTGTTGTTCATTCACTTGGTTTTACAAACGTGACTTCAATCCCTGTTAGCAATGGCGCACCATCTAATCCTGTAATCTCTTGCTTTACTCGTTCAGAATAGTTTTTAGGGAATCGTGCAGCCATGGATCGTGACCATAGTCCTGAATTTAATCTCGGTGCATCTTTATGCTCAAGCATATAAGTTTGAGCCTGTTCTTCCCACCAAGCTTGTGAAAAAGCGTGGGCATCACCCAAGGCATGAAAGAATTCTTCGTGAGTATCTCGCCAATTGCATAAAGTTCTATAAGAAACATTAAGTTGCATAGCCATTTGCTCTAATGACTTGCCTATCTTTCCTAGCTCTCTTACTTTGTCACAATATTCAGGCAAATACTTGGTTGGCTGCCCTGCGTGCTTTTCTTCTTCTTTAACTTCAGGTAATACTTCTTCAGTCATTTTATGCAACTGGTTCTGCTGGGATTACTTCTACAGGCGTTTCTGTTTCGGTTGTTTGTGTTTGCGCTTGTGGGATAGCTTGTGATTTAACTTTAGCTACCACAGGTTCAGCAAACTCCATAGGTAGTTTATATAGACCTGCTAATAGCAATTCTACTTCTTTAATTTCAAGTTCCAACTTAATGGCCATGATATGCTCCTTGGTTAATGTGTATAGTGTGTATAAAAAGTTATACTAAAATATAACATTTTTGTTATGTTCTAAATATGAGAACATTTGATCTCATTTTTAATACGATATTGTATCAATACTACTTTTTCTTGCTTTTTGCTTCACGTTTTACTGCATAAGCGATAGCCACAGCTTGTTTTTGTGGTTTACCTGCTTTAATTTCTGCCTTAATGTTTGCTGCAAATGCTTTAGGGCTTGTAGATTTTTTGAGTGGCATATTATATTCCTTTTTAGTTAATCTGAACACTTCCAACGTTTTAATGATGCTTTAGCTCTAGGAGCATCGCCTTTTGCGTGTTTAACTACGCCTTTCATTCTTGCACAGAAACTATCTTTTCTTGGGCCACCTTCAGGTTGTGGTGCTTTTAGATGTGATCCTGTGGCTTTATTATATGCTTTGCGACCAGCTTCAGTCATTCCTGCACCTTCTTTAGTGCTTAAATAATGACGGTCTTTGCCTTTAGTTGTTTTGCTGATAGGGCTTGCCATTATTTTTTTCCTTTAACTGTTTTTGCTGATTGTTTGAAAGCTTCAGCTGTTGGCGCACCTTTTGAGCCTGGCTTTCTCATGTGTTCCTTACTACCATGCTTAATTCTTTCTTGTTTAGCATGAATGTTTGCATACAGGCCTGGTTTAGTTGCCATCTTCTTGCTCCTCTATAAATGCTACGTCTTGCCAAGACATAATGAGAAACTTCTCACCATTATCCATGACAGGTTGAAATTTAAGATATTCATCTTTGCCCATAGTTCCAAATCTAATCTTATCGCCTATCTTAACATGAACAGGCTCATACTTGCCTTCTTTGATCTTTTTGCCAGAGCCAACTGCTACGACTACACCTGTATTGTATTCTTCATTGTATATAAAGCCAGGAATAGTTGATTTGGCTTCACGTTCAATAGGTTTTACTAATATTTTGTCTGCAAAAGGTCTAATCATTTCTTTTTGCCTTTCGTTTTAGGTGTTTGATCTGATTTGGTATCAATTTTGATCTCATGTTTAACAAACTCAAACATTATGCGTGATTCATTTTCAATGTATTCACCGCACCAGTTATTTTCGTGTTTGTTTAATGTTTGTGGATAGCGATTGCAAATTCCTAATACATCGCCAAAAGAAAAGAATTTACAAGACTTGCAAATTTCTTTAGAATTCAATACAGCCATCTTAATAAACCTCCATTATTATTTGGTTAGAAACTCCCAATCAGTCTAGGGCTGGTTGGGATTTCGTTTTTACATCTTATCTTGTGCGTGTTCCATTCTTTCGTGTGAATAGCACTCATGTTCTTTAGCGCCACCTTTTAGTTCACCTAAACGACCATCGTATTTACCAGCGTGTGAAGCTTCGCGTAAGCCAAGTCCATCAGCTTTACCCATTGCAACTCCGCCTTTTAATGACATTTTTCTTTCGCCTGATGTATCTGATGCTAAAACGCCTTTAGGCATTTTTTCACCTGATGCACCTGATTTAAATACTTCTTTATCTTCCATACCCATGATATGTCCTTTTTTTAATCTTAAATTTAGCTAAATTTTCACAAGCTATTTAGACTCGTGAGCTTTTATTTTAGCAGAAAAATGAGCTTTGAGTATCTTTATTTGTTCTATACCAATCTTTATTGTGTCGTTATTAGATTCGAGTGCTTCAACAGCGTGTATTCCAATTTTTCTAATAAGTCCGTGTCTGTATCGGATGAGGTTACCAGATAAATGGGTGTTACAGGCGCTGCATTGTCTGTGACAGTTAAGCTCGTTAAATCGAAGGTGTCCTGCACTTCCAATGCTTCTGTAATGGCCTGCATGATATGCGTAGGCACTCTTTGACCCACAACTAATACAACCGTCATCTTGATCCCTTAACCTAATATATTTATTAAATACTACTTGTGTGTCTTTTAACCAATCGGATCGGCTTTTTAGTTTTAACTTGGCTTCTTTAACTTCTTTTTTGACGGTTTTAATTTTTGTATCTTTTGCAAAATCAATCGCACACTTCCATTGGCACACTAACTGAAGTGGTCTTTGAGGTGTAAAGTATGCTTTACATATTTTACATTTCTTTTGCTTGATCGATTTCACTAAATCTTACTCCCAATTCTGAACCATAGGCGTATATTTGTTCCATGTATAAACTAAATCCATGTTTGGTTAGTTTTTGAGTTGATCCAATAAGCACTCGTCTGCCGTCAGGAGTTTCTTCGTATTTCTTATAGCCTTCTTTAACTTGTTTAGGATCAGGAAAGTCAGGTAAGAATTTTTCTTTAAAGTATTCGTGCCATATCAAAGCTGAATATTGTCTGCCATGAACCCATGCTTGACTAGCTATGTCGTTTAATGGCCCAGCCCACATTAAAGCATTAGCGCTTAATGATCTGCCCTTTTGTTCTTCACGAATAATAACTTCAAGTGGCCGTTCAATATCTATTGGTGCATTTTGTATTGCGTTTATTGCTGTGTCGGCTTGCAGCTTTCCTACAAGTCTAATAACTTTAGGTAAGTAATCTGTTCTCATGGTGTCGTTTCTCGTAATCATTGCGACAATCTATATCGCAAAAGCGTTTAATAGAAGGTGATTGACAATTTAGACAAGAGCCATTTGATTCAATAGGTTTTTGATGCGCTCTAATATTTTTAATAGCTTCATCCCTATCGTGTTGTTCTAAATCGCTGGCTCTGTCAAAATCATCTTGCATAGTTTAAAAAGGAATGTCAGATTCCATATCATCAAAGTTAGCTGGTGCAGGTGTTTTAGAAACTTCTTTAGCTTCTTCACGACTGCCTAACATTTGCATTTGGTCTGCAACGATTTCCGTTGTGTAACGATCCTTTCCTTCTTTGTCTTGCCATTTACGAGTTTGAAGTCTTCCTTCAATATATACAGGGCGGCCTTTCTTTAAATACTCGCCTGCTATCTCTGCAAGCTTTCTAAATATAACAATATTGTGCCATTCTGTTTTGTCTTGCTTGTTGCCTTCTTTATCTTTCCATGATTCAGTTGTAGCTAAACTAAAATTACAAACTGCGTCACCATTTGGTAAATGTCTTAAATCAGGGTCTTTACCAAGATTGCCTAATACGATAACTTTATTTACTGATGCCATGCTTCTCTCCTCTGTTGTGAATTGTTGTTAAATTAGATAATACATATTTATCACCTAATTGTTTTTTTAAAAATTGAACTTTAATATTGCGTCTTTCTAAAAATTCAATGTCATTTTGTGTTACAGGTAATGCAACTCCGTAAAAACTATGGATTGTAGGTTCGTGATCCATTTTAAATGTAAGCTCACCATAATGATCTAAAAAATATTCCTTCATTTAATCCTCGCACTTTCCATGAATACATCTTGCGTTTGCTAATGCAGCTTCTTCAATATCTGCAATTGCATCTTTGCCAATAAAATCATCGGCTGCAATTCTTAATCTATTGTATAGGCTGCGCTCAACTTCCGTTACAGAAGTTTTCATTAAAAAACCTCTGTCTTTTGCATGATCCGAAATAACAGAGTTGACATAATCAGAAGGCTCTACACCCCATGATTCAACTTCACTATATTTCTTTTCATCTATTTCAACTTCAATGATTACACTAAAGCGTTTCATGTTTCACCTTTCTGATAAGTTCTAACATTGATGATCTGCCATGTTTCTTTTCATACCGTTCAAGCATTGACCTTGCGTGTGGTTTAAAAGCACCTCGTAGCCAGCGCACCCAACAACACTCGTTATTAAAATTAAAACGACCACGATTTTCATTGCAATACTCGCAATTCATTTAACTCTTAAAGCTTCTTTAGCAAATTTAATTCCAATTAAAGATTTATACTTACCTTTTTCTGCGTCATTTAATATTCGTCTAGCCCATGCCTTTGAATCAGCAATTGGTCTGCTTGCTATTTCAAATGCAACTCGTTTCATTTTGTCGTGATTGTTTTTTATTTCTTCTTGACTAAAATGTCTAGGCAGCGCTTTCACAAATTCTTTAGGCTTTTGTAATCGGCATAAATCTAAAATATCAGATATAGTTGGCATAAACTTATTTGAGTTGACGTATTTATCAAAAGCTTTAGATATAACCATAAACTCATATTTTTCTAATTTAGCCCACCAAATTCTTAAAGTTTCACGATCAAGGTCAGGTCTTGAATAAATAGTGGTTACGCTGTGAAGCATATCTCTAAATCCAATCTTTTCTGTTTCTATCAAAATGATTGCTCCTGTGGTTGTTCATCATCCCAACGATGTTGATTTATCCAAGTGCTAGGATTGGGTATGTAAAGGCCATTGTTCTTAAACCATTGTGGGCTTACCTTTTGCCATTTAAGTGAATTAAGAGCTGTATCTAAATCAGGATTATTTTTAAACCAAGCTTTCCTGGCAGCTTCTTTGCCTACTTTTTTTGGATATTCATTCCAAAATGTATCAAAATCGGACAATGGTTTTATATTGGTTAATGGTTTATGGTTAATGGTTATTGGTTTATGGTTAGCATTGGGTTCGCTATGCGTTGGCATTGCGTCTGCATTATTCCACCTTTTATTAGCTGCTGCAACCGCTTTAACCTGTTTAGATTGAAATGCCTCGATTTCAGCCTCACATCGTTTATGGATATACCCTAGCTCCGTTTTCTCAAAAAAGTCGCCCAAAACGCTTAAAACTGCCTTTATTTCGCCTTCTGACCTAGCACAGAGTAACCGCATTAATTTATCCTGATCTAAAGGCAAAGGTTTCTCGTTTAGGTAATATTGATCTAGCAGTTGCCTATAAACCCCATGCTCAAGTAAAGTTAAATGAGCGGTGTCTTTTCGGTAATCGGCTATATTGTGCTGAAAATAGTGCATATAGCCTCTATTCTTTAAATTTGCGTTTTAGGAAGATTTCAGGATATTGAAGCTTAATTTTGGCTGGAATACCTCTACTTTTCCAAAGGTTTACTTTGATTCTGTCATGGTGAGTAAGTAACCCAAGCTTCCTAGCAAGTTTCGTGCCACCCCCATAAAACTCAATGATTTCTTTATCTGTCATAGGCATACTATAATCCTTTTTAAATGTATCATCTAAAATCATTTAACATAAATGTTTAAATAATGCTTGCAATATAAATCTATTTGTTTAATATAGCAAGTGTAGTTTTTAATTAATGGAGGAAATTATGGCAAAGATCAAGTATGTAGTTGAATTAGCAATAGATTCAACATGGATTGCAGATGGTTTTGATATTAGAACCAATAAAGATGTAAAAGATTTATTGCAACAATTGTTACCTTATGCTTATGGCCATGAAGTAAGTGGTCGTGTTATATCTAAACCAAAATTAAGTATTGTTAAAAAATTACAAGGATATACAAAATGAAAACAAAAGGCATCATTGTTACTGTTATAGCAACTTACCTATATGGCGCATTATGGTTATACGTTCTTTACCCAATCTTAAATAAACACTTTGGAGCTTAATATGACTACCCAAGAAGAATACGCACAAGACTTAATAGACACCGATCCATTAGAAGTTTTTAACTCTATGGACACAGATCAGATAGCTGGCACGATTCGTGCTATGTATTGGGCTAATGAACGTGGCGATATGATTAGCGTTAATATCTTTGCCAAGTCATTAAGTAATGCTTTTTTTGAGAAAGCGATGGATATTACAGAAAAAAAGTTCCAAGAGTCTAACGTCTATCAAGGCCCTTATGATGAGATGTATGACATGGGTCACACGCACATGGACTTCCTATAATGATTAAATACATCCGAAATGTTATTTTTTTATATAGCAAAGGCTTTACTTTTAGAAAATCAATTCAACTAGCGAAAGGCATTAAATGATTACTTTTAACGAATTAAAAAAGATCAACGTCAACGAGCATACTGAAAAGAAAGGCAACTTAACTTATCTTTCATGGGCATGGGCGGTAGATCAATTATTAAGCAACGATCCAGCTGCAACATGGGAATATAAAGAACCTAAACAGTTTGGCGATACGTTAATGGTATTTTGTTCCGTCACAGCTTTTGGCAAAACCATGACGGCTCAACTTCCTGTATTAGATTACAAGAATAAAGCAATTATTAATCCTGACGCTATGGCAACCAATACGGCTATGCAGCGATGCTTGGCAAAAGCAATTGCTTTACATGGCATAGGTCTTTATATATACGCTGGCGAAGATTTACCTCAAATTGAACCTATTGGCCAAGATGACCTTGAAAATGTTATCAAAGAGATCAACAAAGCAGATTCCGTTGATGAATTAATGGGTATCTACAAAGAAGCTTCAACAAAGTTTGACAAGGTGTCTTTAGCAAAATTAAAGACTTATTTAACTGATCGTAAAAATGAATTGGAGGCATAGTATGAATCAGCAAGAACGCTTAACAGAGTATTTAGAAAAGCATGGAACAATTGATCCATTAAAAGCATGGACTCAATTAGGCATCTATCGATTAGCCGATACTGTTTTTAATTTACGCAAAAAAGGTTATGAAATAACAACCACCAATAAGAAGGTTAAGAATAGATTTAAAGAAGTTTGTGTGGTAGCTGAATATAAGTTGGAGGCTAACAATGCAATTATCTGATACACAAAAATTAGACAAACTTTTAGTTTTAGTTGATTTACTTAATATGGAAATAAAAGGATTAAGAAAATTAATTATTGAAATTGAAAAAAGGATTGCAAAATGAGTGAAATTATAATTCAGGGCAGCCAAGAATGGTTAGAAATGCGTAGAGGCTTTGTCACAGCATCAAAGGTTGCAGATATTATGGCTAAAACTAAAACAGGCCCAAGCGCTAGTCGGCAAAATTATTTAATTGAGCTGGCTATTCAACGAGTCACAGGCGTTATTGAAGAAACATTTAAAAATGATGCAATGATTCGTGGGACTGAAGAAGAACCTAAAGCACGAGAAAAATACCAGCAAATTACTAAAACCTTTGTTGAGGAACTTCCCTTTGTAAAGCACAAAACAATTGAATGGTTTGGTTGCTCGCCTGATGGCATTATTAGAAACAATGACGGCACATATAACTTGTTAGAAATTAAGAATCCTAATAGCGCTACACATTGGGCTTATATAAAAGCAGGTGAACCTCCTACTAAATATAAAATTCAAATGATGGCTCAAATGGCTTGCACAGGTGCTGAATGGTGCGATTTCTTTTCTTTTGATAGTCGTATGCCTGAAGGTAGTCAATACTTTATAGCTAGGTTACAACGTGACGCTTCCTTTATTGATGACATGGAAAAAGAGATTCAAACATTTCTTGAAGAGGTCGCACATGAAACAAAACTCATGGAAAACCGAGTTTAAGTTGAAAACTGTTATAATACCCATTGGCAATAACACAAGGGGATCATTTATGATTGACCAGGCGTTACTATGTCTTGCGCAAACCATATTTATGGAAAGTAGCTCTGCTACTGAAAAGCGTGAGGCTCAAATTGGCGTTGGCTACGTTTTAATGCGAAGAGCTGACTTTGATCCAAAGCAGGTGTGTTACGAAATGAAAAAACCATATCAGTTTTCTTGGTATGGAAAAGTTAAACCACCTGAACCTAAAAAAATTGATCCATACTATCTTGATCTTGCATATCGCATCATGCACAAGTTAGAGCCTGACTATTCCCAAGGCGCAATCAATTTCCACGACACTTCAATCTCAAAACCTCAATCATGGTTCAAACTTAAAAAGACTGTTCAATGGTCGCACATGATTTTTTACAAAATGGAGGAAACAAAATATGCTCAATATTGAGTTATATGCCAAACAACTTAATGGATTGGATGTTCAGTCCGTATTAAATCCAAAAAAACTGCAAAACCCACCTGAAGATGTTTCATTAGATTATTACGTTTATCGTGGTAAAAAAGGCTATGCAAGTTTTTTATCTTCAAACAATAAAGAAAGACAAATATCTTGCAATATTAAATTAATATTTGACGGCAGAACAAATTTGCTGAAAGATGTGAAGTTTATTGAAATAAAACATAAAGATAACCAAAAATGGAAGAAGTAATAACTTTTATAGTAAAGTGCTTAATATTCTGTGGATGTGCTGGTTTATTGATCGGCACTTTTTTTATGCTTGAACTTTTATTTGGGACTCATATATGTCATTAAGAAAAGAACAGTTGTTGGAGGCGGTTGATGCTTTTAATAAGACAGGGAGTGAAACTAAAGCAGCAGAATTATTAGGCATTAAACGAGCTTGTTTGCAAGGCAGATTAAAGGCAGCAAGACTAGAAAACATAATTCCTTCAATACCACTTGAAACACAACTCTCACCTGAAGTAGCCCTCAAAGACAAAGTAAGAACCCTAGAAGCGCAAATAGCTTCATTCAATCGTGACGTATTAAATGAGAATTATGTTAAGTCAAAAATTCTTAAAATGGCAGAAAAAAAACCTTCGCCACCTAGCTGGTTATCTAAACCTAGCGCAAGTAAATCCGCTCCAGGCGTTCCTACATTGTTTGCATCGGATTGGCATTGGGGTGAGAACGTTGATCCTAACCAAGTTAATAATGTTAATTCTTATAATATGAAAATAGCTCATAAACGAGCTAAAAAAATGATTGAGGTTGCTATTGACCTTTTAAATAATCACATGGTCAATCCAAAATACCCAGGCATTGTATTAGCTTTAGGCGGTGATATGGTATCAGGTGACATCCACGAAGAGTTGATGGCTACCAATGACGCAGAGATTATGTCTGTAGTCATAGACTTGTTTGGTGTGCTAATTTGGTGCATATCTACATTAGCAGATCATTTTGGCAAAGTATTTGTGCCATGCGTAGGCGGCAACCATGGTCGTAACACTCATAAGATTAGAAACAAAGGTCGTAATTTTACGTCTTTTGATTGGCTAACCTACCAATTTTTAGCTAAACACTTTGAAACCGATAGCCGAGTATCTTTTCATATACCTGATGGCCCTGACGCTTTATATGCTATTTACAACCATAAATATTTATTAACCCATGGCGATCAGTTTAGAGGCGGTGACGGAGTAATTGGTGCTTTAGGCCCTATTATTCGTGGCGACCATAAAAAGAGGTCTAGAAACGCCCAAATTGACATGGAATACGATACTATGATAATCGGCCATTTTCACCAATTAATACAATTAGAAAGATTGATTGTAAATGGATCGCTAAAAGGGTATTGTGAATATGCGTATAGCAATAACTTTGGGTTTGAACCACCAAGGCAAGCTTTATGGATAACGCATCCTTATCATGGCATTACTTTTTCAATGCCTGTCAACGTGGATGTATCGTTTGAAAATTCAGATAAATCAGAATGGGTTAGTTGGAAGGGTTAAAAAATGACATTATTAAGCGCTAAATATATTGCAGCCTTGTATTCAGCGTTTAGACTCATGCCACCTTTTGATCGATACGATTTACCCACCGCCTCAAAAATTGATTTTAAAATAATTAATGATCCAACAGCCTATGGATATTTTCATTGCGACCCAAATTTAAAAATAGAAATCTCAAAAGGCCGTTGTTTACATTATTTAACGGTTTCTGAAACTTTATTGCATGAAATGTGTCACCTAACCCTTTATAACAAAGGTTACAAGCATTGGGATGCCCACGGTGCGACTTTTTATCGTTTGGCTGACCAAGTATCCAATATTTATGGTTTCGACCCCAAAAGGCTTTAAAATGCGAAATAACCCTATATTAAAAGAACGTGAAAAAACTCATGGTGATTTTGAGATGAAATCTATATGGATTCAAGAAATCATGGAAAATTTAGTTGAATTATATATTTGGCAAGAATTAGAAGCGGATCAAAAAGAAGCAATCCACATGATTTTGGTTAAATTAAGCCGTATTATTTACGGAAACCATAATCATGCAGATCATTGGGATGACATTGCTGGATATGCTCAATTAGTATCTGAACGTCTTAATAAGAAATAATGATTTTACTGATTTTTTTACCAGCGTAAACAAGTAATCTTACATTTACAGGCAAATTGCTTGGATAACAAAAGGATAAACATCATGTGGACAACTCCAGCAGCTACTGAAATGAGATTTGGATTTGAAGTTACAATGTATGTAATGAATAAGTAATCGAAAGATTACACTTAGTGTAACTTTCTGTGTAATATATTACACAAATAATTAAGGGACTTAAATGTCCCTTTTTTATTTACCAATAACAAATAATGTATTCTAAAAGAATATGTAAAGGAACGCTAATAATGCAAAGAAGGCACATAATAGTGACAAACGCCACAAATATATGAGCCAATTCATCCATTACTCTGAACGCATATTTGGAAGTGGGTGTGCTTTTAAAAGATCAGTTTTTTCGTGAGCTTTTAATTCTTTTTCTAATTCCATTACTTTAGCTTTTTCTTTTTTCCATTCACGTTCTACAACGTAATGTTTTGCTTCTGAACGAACAGAAGGTTTTTCAGCTTTGTATGTAGGTTTAGTTGCCATGATTATCCTTGTAAAAACAATTTATATTCAGCTTGTCTGCGTGTGACAAGTCCTTTGATGATCTTACCACCTGCTTTATTATACTTTAAAATTTCTTCCGCCGCGCCCTTTTTATCATTGCGAAGAATCTTTTGACGGAGGGTTGATCGCTGTAATACCCCAAGACCAAGATTAAAGCTAAAACATACAAGGCTATCAAATTCATTTTGTGTAAGATTAACAGGGCAAAATTTGGTGACTCCACGTTCAAATCTAACAAGATCATTACGAAGGATTGCATCTACTTCATCATCCGTAAAAGTTCTATTCCAGCTATCAGGCAAAGATTTCCCATCGCCAATAAGATGGCCAACGCCAACAGTCCAAAGCCCAACACAGTCACGATAAGGATTTCTACGAATTCCCTCAAAGTGTTTAATAAGTGTAATACCATTATCTGATATTCTCATTTATTTTTGCCAATGTCTAGAACCAAAATAAAAGCCAATAATTGATGAAACAATAGCCATTTCTTCATCTGAAAATACTACATCTAAAGCTTCTTTAAAGTCTACATGAGTCCAAATAGCCCAAATCATGCCAGCCACATCTGTAAATACTAATAAGAATACAAATATATAAGCAATTACAGGTCTAACTGAAGCCCTTAAATTAATAAGCCATTGTGATGCGCCATCTTGCTCTTTAGCAGCCATAGCATATAAAGCTGTCATTTGTTGTGCATCAGCTTGAACTAAATTTTCTTGTAAATTAATAGCTTCTACACGTTCTTGAGCTACTAAATTTTGTTGAGCCATAGCTAATTGTTGTTGCATTTGAAGTTGAGCCATTTCACGTTCGTGCGCTTGGTCTGATTTTTGTTGAAAAAATCCTAAAATGCTAGGTAAACCTGATGTAGCAAAACCTAAAATACCTGAAATCATACTAAACATAATTAATTTCCTAATGGGTTAGTTGTAGCTTTACGCAATGCTTTCATTTGTTCTTGCATTGAAGTAATAGCCGAATTAATTTCTAAAGTGTTACCTTTAGCTAAAGCTTGTGCTTCACGAGATGAAGCTAGTGCATCTGATGACTTTTCTTGCATACGAATAGATGCGTCTTGTAATGATGCAATGCGTTCTTGCTGTGTTTTAACTTGTAATTCTAAAGCTGTAATTTGAGTTTTCATATCACTCAAACCTTTAACTTCTTCAATCGCCGAAACCGCTTCGTTGTAACGGGTTATCGCCAAGTAAGCTCCGCCACCTATAATTGGCAATGCTGTTAAAATTATTCCCAATATCATTTGCGGTGATAAGGTCAATGAGAAAGTCTTGTTGTCTGCCATATTCTTGTTCCTGATTTAAGTTAATATATTCGGTTAATTGCTGTTGTTGCATATTATACCCTTGATTTAGAAGTTGCATTGACATGACAATTCCAAATCCAGGCACAATTTCTTTACCTTTTGGTATTACCGCCTGTAATGTTTTTGGTTCGTTTGACGGAGTAGTAGAGGCTTGTGACGTTGTGGCTTGTGTTGAGCTTGTGGTGGTCGTGGTTGTTGTATCTGTTATCGTCACAGGAGTCGGTGCAATTACAGATTCTTGTTGGGTGGGCTGGGCATTGTTTTGTTTTAATGCCGATACTGGTGAATTCGGATTCATTGGGCTTATTGGCGAAACTGGCGAAAGTGGATTGTTTACGTTTGTATTTGACATTACGCAAGTGTTTGAAGTTGTAATCCAATCCGACCATACTGGCGTTCCATACGGATCGGAACAAGTTGATGATTTGCTTTGTATAATACTTCCAACGTATCCAGCTTGACATATTAAAGTTTGACTTTGTGTTGAAGTTTGACAGGTTGGAGGTAATTGTGTGCAGTTATTGGATGTTGTAGTCCATGCCGACCAAGTTCCTGTAGAACAAATATAATTTCTGCTTTGATTGATAGAACCTGTATAGTGAACAGGACAACCAAGTGTTTGATATTCAACTTGATTAATGCAAGGGGGAGGCTGATATTGTTGTATGCAAACCCAACCATAAGCTGTATTCCACGACCAATTGCATGACCACCATTGGTTGTCTGCATAAGCGTTACTCCTTGAGAGGAGGTAAAGCAGGAATATTATAATCCTCGCCATATAGCTTCTTAAACTTTTCAGGATATTTTTTGAACCATGCTTTTTTTGCTACATCACCAACTGCGCCACCAATAGGGCATGGTGAACCTGACATTTCCATAGCATCCCAAACTTTTTGATCTTGGCATAATACGGATACTGCGGCAACTTTAAGACCTAAATCATTTAATGTTTTAGCCAATTTAATTTTAACGCAATTATCATCAAGCAAAACAGTCCCACCTGAAACAGATAATAAACCAATGTTTCCTGCTCCACTAATAGGCACAGCGCATACATCTTGGCTAAAAGCCGACATAGAGGGAGCCATAGCAGAGCTAACAGGCATCCCTTTATTTTGGATAACAGTTGTATCAGCAAACGCATAGCTTGCTAATAAAATAGTTAGATAACCTAACTTTTTCATTATTGAGCTACAGTTATTGTAGCGCCATGTTCATTAGTTACAGGAGTAGGAGCTACTGGTGTAGGAACAGGTGCATCTACTACTGGTGATACTTCAGGTGCAGATACTGCAACTTCTGCTTTCTTATGAGCAATTTTGCCAATAAGTGTTTCAACAGCCAAAATAACTGCTCTTACATAACCTACTAATGTTTTAACTACTGCTAATACAGCTTGAACAACAGCCCATAAATCTTTAATTAATTGCATATATTTCCCCTTATTTTAAAAGATTGCTTATTAATAATAACAATACTGCACCAACTGAACCAAGCAAAATATGTTCTAATCTTTTTAATCTTGCGTTAATTTGCTCATAGCGCAAAGCACAAACTTCTTCGTGTGTGCTTAAACGATTATCTACTTCAATAAGGGAATGTTTGATCATAATTAACTTTTCATAATATATGCAAGTGCATAGTAAGGTGGAAGATTAGCATTAGTACCGCTAGAACCTGTAGTACTATTTGCTACTGAAATACCTGTAAAAGCACTACCAGTATTGAATCTGTCTCTTATACACATCTCCGAGCCCACGAGACGCTACGCTATCTC